GAAGAGTGCGCTAGCTGGTGGTTTGCCACGATTTGTGTGCAAGGCCATTGTTGATGAGGTGGCTGCAAGTTTTGTTGGCAGCATTATAATAAGTGGCGCCATTGGTTTTGTGGAAGAGCGGGCTGCTAGGTTATATAGAGAGACTATAAATGACGCAGGTGAAATCGCCTTGCGGATAAGTCGATATAATGCTGGCGTAGTACAGGGGATGTTTGGAGTTAAGCCATGATTTTATCTTTTTTCAATTATTCATCTTTTCTTTTTTTAGTAGTGGGGGCGTTTTATGCGTACTCATAATGATTTGCTACGTGAGTGTGAAAAGCAGGAAGAAAAGATTGATTTGAATTTTATAGCTAAAGAATTTTTGAAAGTGATTATTTTGGTTTTTTTGTGGATTTTAATTTTATCATTATTTGCTTAGGGGGCATAAAGTGGAAATAGAAAATGTAAGAAAAGAAATTGAACGATTAAAAAAGAAGGGTATTGCAGAGGATTTGAAGGCGGCTGAAATTGCCATATTTGAGCGACACATATGGAGAGAAGAGCAGGATTTTGATCGAGTTACTGAGAGAATCGCCGTATCGTTAAAGGGTTTAGATGTTCCCGTGGAATTGCAGGAATTATTGTTTTCCCTTTATTGTCGGATTAATAGTCTATCTAAGGCTGTGATCATGAGTTCCATTGTAAGCAAGTTTGGTGTTAGCGATGAGGGATGATGGGACGGCTGACTTAGAAGAAGCGATAAAAATTATTCTGTCGCAAAAAGAAACGTCGCAGGAGAGTAAGGCGGTGCAGATTGAGACGGCTAAGGCGATAGATGAGTTTATGAGGCTTAGCAACGAAACCATTGGTGAGGATATAGCGCAGTTTTTTGGGCCTGGGGTAGATTGTAAGATTCAGGCGCTTTTTGCCTTTTTGCTTATGCGTGTGTTCGATCTCACAAGGTCCTTAAGAAATGCAAGAGTTTTAAAAGTTGAAGTTGGGATGCCGGATAGTGACAGAAATAGTGAAACACTTAATTAGATTAATTAAAGGATACTTACATGGCGATATATAGCTTGATCATGGGTAAAAGTGGCACGGGTAAAAGCACCTCTTTGCGAAATTTAAACCCCGCAGAAACATTTATTATTAACATCTTAGATAAGCCCCTTCCGTTTCGCGGCTCTAAGAGCAAGTACAAATTATTCAGTAAAGATAATCCGCAAGGCAATTATTTTACATCGGATAAAGCTGCGGATGTGTGCTGGATGATTAGTTATATAAATACAAAGCGGCCTGATATTAAAGTGCTCATTATTGATGATTGGCAATATATAATGTGCAATGAGTTTATGCGCCGTGCCCCCGAGAAGGGATTTGGGAAATTTGCTGAGATAGGCATGAATGCGTGGTCGGTGATTGATACGCTCAAGACCTGTCGCGATGACCTAATATCCTTTCTCACGGCGCATACACAAACTGAAGAAGGCGAAACAAGTATTAAAACTACAGGAAAAATGCTTGATACGCAAACTTCGTTAGATGGCTATTTTACATGCATATTTCATTCCAAGGTTGTTGATGGAACTTATAAGTTTTTAACTCAACACGATGGAGCGCATGTAGCGCGCTCGCCGATGGGCTTGTTTGAGGGAATGATGGTGGATAATGATTTGCTAATGATTAAAGATAGATTGATTCAATATTTTACTGAAGAAGGAGAATAACGTGGACTTTAATAAATTAAGTGAAGAAGAGCTAAGAGAGCAGCGCGGAATATTGGCAATGGGTCGAGGTAAATTTATCGTTTTCGATGGCGAAGAATGTATCTCGTCAACTGGCAACCCGCAGATCAAGTTTGTTTTCGATGTCACCGACTTGAAAGGCAAAACTAGAAAAGTTTGGGATTATATTGCTTGTAATATGCAGTGGAAGATTAAGGAATTTTGTATATCGATTGGGCATCCAGAGTGGTATGAAAACGGCCGCTTAGCGGTCAGCCCGGCTCTTGGCATGCGTGGGGATTGCATGATTGGGATAACAAAGGCGACAAAAGATTATCCAGAGAAGAACAAGATAATAAGTTATTTGCCACCCTCTCAAGGCGGTGTTTTATTTGACGCTGACATGAAGCGAGCGCAGGCTGAAAGTAGACGCACCGCCCCCCCTATCGCCGCAACCATGCATGCGCAGGCTAATGCTGTGCCTGGATTCGATGATGAGATCCCATTCTAAAACGGAACCTATATAATACGTCCCATTCTAACAGAGGGGCGTATATCATGAAAGTTTGTTTTAAGTGTGAGAGGAAATTATCGTTAACTTGTTTTTATGTTCATCGTCAAATGGCTGATGGATATCTTAACAAGTGCAAAGAGTGTACTAAAAGCGATGCCATGCTGCATAGAGGTGAAAATTTAGAGCGCATAAAAAGATATGATCGGTTAAGAGGAATGTTGCCTCACAGAATAAGAGCAAGACGCGCATATCAGAAAACAGAAAAAGGAAAGTTGGTATATAAGAAATCAAGTGCAAAGTGGCTCGCTAATAACATGGAAAAAAGAGCGGCTCATATTATTTTGGGGAATGCGGTGCGGGATGGAAAGATAAAAAAAGAAAAGTGTAAGTTATGCAAGTCTGAAAAAAGTCAGGCGCATCATAAAGATTATACTAAACCGCTGGCTGTTGAATGGTTGTGCGCTATATGCCACAGATTCAAACATAAGTTAGTTAACCATAAGGGCGAATAATGCAATTATATAAGTTAAGTGAACAATATCGACGTCTGTTTGATATGCTCGGTCAAGATGAGGCAGAAGACGAAGCCGTTTTAACAACAATAGAAGGCTTAGACGAAGAGATTGAGGCCAAGCTACAGAACATAGCCCATGGGATTAAAAACCTTGTAGCGCTTGAATCTGCGATGGCTGAGGCTATTAGAGAAATGCGAGACAGAAAAGGTGTTGTTGAGCGGCAAATAGAACGATTAAAGAGATACGCTAAGGTGCATATGGAGATTAACGGCTTTAATAATGTTAAATGGGCCACAGGTTCAATTGCATTACGAATTGGTGCTGGTCGAGTTGATTATTTAGATGGTGATGAAACTCATGTGCCGGATAAGTATATTAAGCAAGTGGTTTCAATTAAGACTGATAAAGCGGCCATTAATGCAGATTTAAAAGCTGGAATTGAAGTAGAAAATTGCGTCCTGGTGAAAGATGTGTCGGTAATAGTCAAATGAGGCGCTGGAGAATAACCATGTTTATTAATAATGAAGGCGTATTTTCTCTTAATACCAAGCATGAAGAGGTGGCGAAAGATTTTTGCTATGGCATCGAGAAGATGAATGAAGCTCCAGGGTGCACAAAGAAATATGGTTATAGTTTAATAGAATTTGAAGTTGACGAAGAAGACGATTAAAGCCTCACTCCGGGGTTGTGGGGGCGCTCACTTTAGCTGTCCTGAGATGGGCGCCCATTTTTTTAGTTTAAATGGAGATTAGCTAATGATTCAGTTTATTAATGAGAATAGTTACTTGTTTGAATTGATATTAGTTGGTTGTTTAGTTTGGACATTGGTAATTGTGTTGTGGAAATTTAAATAAAGGTATTTGAAATGGATTATAGATTTTTGGAAATAAGAGATAGCGCAACATTTATTCCAGCATTGGCGCTGAAAATGAAGTCATCCATTCCTGAGGGCGAATATTTGCTAGGGCGATCTGGTTTTAGACAAGGCGATGACGATCGCAGCTGCATCATGTTAATGAAGTTAGCCACCGAAGAATGCAGATATGACGCTTATCGTTGGGGTGGTAATAGAACCATGTCGATTGCGCATAAGTTTATTCAAGAGCATTTCGACTCATTGGCACATGGGGACATTGTTGATGTGCAATTTATTTTAGGTGAGACATCAGAAAAAAAGCTAAGTGAGAGATTTACTACATAGAATTTAGTGGCGTAGAAAATAGATACTTCTACTTCTAATAGAGAAACGCTGGTTCGAATCCAGCTGCCCAAGCGCGAAAGCCGAGGGTATCGTCTAGTGGTCTAGGACGCTAAAAATATCTATTTTCGAATGTTCCCTAATTGAATTGAATGGCGTGGCGTAGAAAGCAGATACTTCAATCGTTATTTGAAAAAACTCTGCTTTCGTGAGTTCCCGCTTAATAGATGGCATGGCGTAGATGATAGATACTTCGGTCAAGAAAAAACTATTGTCGCTAGTTCCTGCCTTGTTTTACAGGAGATTGTTTGTGAAGTTAAATACAAAGGCAGCGCCAATTTATACCCATGGCGGTGCAAAAGCCCATCCTATTAGCTTTCTTCAGGAGTTGCGACGCAGTGTTATGTGTTGCTTGCTATGGGAGAAAAATTTCTATGAATCTGGCGAGAGCATAGCTAGTCGAATTTGCGAATTAATTCCAGGTGTTGAGCCATTAGAGGTTTTTAACTTGGCAATTGAGGCCAGAACCAAAATGAAATTGCGTCATGTGCCTTTATTATTGGCTCGGGAAATGGCGCGTCATCCAAGACATAAGAAGTTCGTAGCTTCTTTATTGCCGCAAATTATTTTACGAGCTGATGAGCTGGCGGAGTTTTTGGCTATTTACTGTGAAACGCAATCATCAAGGGGTAAAAAGACGCTATCGGCACAAGTCAAAAAGGGGCTGGCAAAGGCATTTCAGCGATTTGATGAATATCAGTTGGCTAAATATGATCGAGATGGCAAGGTCAAATTACGAGATGTTTTATTTTTGTGTCATAGCAAGCCCGCTGACTCCATAAGGGGCGCTAAATTCACTAAGAGTAATCGCAAGGCTCCGAATGAATGCCTTGTTCTATCTGAGGGTGAGCAGTTATATAAAAAAATAGCGCAGCGCGAATTAAAGACTCCTGATACATGGGAAGTTGCTTTAAGTGCTGGCGCTGATAAGAAGGCTTCTTTTGAGCGGTTAATGGCGGATGGCAAGCTTTTTGATTTGGCATTTTTGCGCAATCTTAGAAACATGATTGATGCGGGGATTAATTTAAAGGTGCTTGAGGGTTATGGCGATAGGCTGTCATTTAAGATGGTATTGCCATTTAGATTTATTGCTGCGGCTTTAATGGTGCCAAGCTTTGAGCATGTGTTAGAGAAGTGGATGTATAAGGCGGTTGAGCGTCAACCAAAGCTTTCCGGGAAGACTATTTTAATAGTTGATGTCAGCGGCTCCATGTATGGAAGCTCATTAAGCGGGAAATCTAGAATGCTGCGCACTGATGCGGCATCAGGGCTTGCTATTTTAGTGCGGGAATTGGCGGAAGAGCCTAGAATTTATTTTACTGCGGGAAGTGATTACAAAAGGATTCATGCTACTGCTCAAGCTCCCGCGCGGCGTGGCTTTGCGCTGCGTGATTTAATTGTGGGGAAAGGGATGCTTGAACGGCTGGGAGAAGGTGGGATATTTCTTGCGCAGTGCTTGGATTATGTTTTTGAGATAGAAAAAGAAGCCGAAAGAATAATTGTAATTACTGATGAGCAGGATTGCGATCAAAAGCTCTCTCCCGATAAGGCCAATGCTTTTGCCAAACACAACTACATATTAAATATTTCATCTAATGAAAATGGAATTGCCTATAGCAAATTCACGCATATTAATGGCTGGAGTGACGCTGTATTGCATTACATTATTGAAAAAGAAGCGCAAGAGGTTTGGAATGACTTTCCCATATAACCCCTACGACAAAATCATGAAATTGAATGCCGAAATTGTGGCTCTCAAATCAGTTATAGAGTTATTGCTTTTAATTTTACAATCTCAAGAAAACGAGGGGGAAGAATGAGCATTAAAAATATGGAAGACTTTATCAAAAAGAATGGCGGCACCATAGTTCATATAATAGCCGACGATATTGTTCTATGTGATTTTTGCGGCGAGGATTATTCAAACTCAGATAAAGAAGGCGGCATTCTTTTTGGCAGCAAAGCAACCTGCCCAAATTGTGTTATTAAAATGATGCCAAAAATTATCGAATATAATGAAGAGCATTATATTAGGGCTGAATGTCCAGAAGGCGTTTCATTTAAAGACTGGGTTTTATCATTAAGGTAATAATAAATGAGAGCAATTTTAGCTTTTGATTTAAATGATGCTGACGACAAGGCCAAATGGAATGTTCAATGCAAGGCTGAATGTTTTTATTCCGCATTGGGGGCGATGCTGGAATCGGTAAGAAGAATTTGCAAGCACGGTGGCTTTCATGGTTGGCAATTAACCAATCGCGAGCTGGAGCTTATGGAAAAGGTGCGTGAAGAATTTTGGGAGATTTTGAAACTTAAGGGTATTGATTCTTGTTTTTAATTTTAACTTTTAACTTTTAACTTTTAACTTAACAAAGAGGTCTATTGTGGGAAAAAAAATTTCAAAAGAAACAAAAGGGTATGTTTTAGCGGCAATCGCGAATGGAGAATCCGCGACGGATGTAGCGCACAACTATAACGTTTCATTAAGTGCTATTTCAAAGTGGAAATCCGAAGAAAGAAAAAATAGTGGAATGGTGCGCTTAAAGTCAGCAACAAAAGACTCCAAGCCAATTGAAAAATTATCTGCAAATGAACTTGCTACTGAGGCGGTTATGGCGCCACCGTCCATGGTGATAGAGCGAAGGCTTCACGAAGTGGAAATACAAAATCATTTGCTGCGTCAATTAATCAAAACTTTGCTATAAGGAAATAATAAAAATGAGCACTTTAGAAGTTAATCCAAATAAAGAATATATTCTTGCGGGAGATATTTCCAATTCAATGACGATGGCTGATCCACTTTGCGGGAATAGTTCTCGTTATAAATATATGTTGGAAAAGTTTAAACAATTTATCAAGACAGCAGAGGAATACGATCCACACGGCCCAACAATATTATTATTTGGTGAAAATGTTCATGTTTACCCTGACTCGACTTTAGAGAAGGTTAATTCGGCCCTTGATTCAGTAGCGTTTGAAGGCTTTACCAATTTAGATTTAGCTATTAAATCTGCCTATGCAATACACCTTGAAAAGAAAAGAGAAATGGAAGAGGCTGGCGAAACACACCCTGGAACCGTAATGCTGGTATTTACCGATGGGGAGCCAACAGCTAGATTGCCGGTACTTAATATTCTTGTGAAAATTGCTAATGAAATAAAATCAGAAGATGAATTTAATGTTGTGTTGTTAACCGTGGGGACAATTGATCGAGGGCTGCAACAATATCTTGATAATCTTCATGACGACTTAGAAGCCAAGAACCCTAGAGACTTTGATATTTTTCATGTCATGCGCCTTGAGCAGACTACATTTTTAAAATCGGTAATGGGTTCTTTTGTTCATGGCGTGAGCAATAGCTAATGTGGCCGCAGTGGTTGGCATTAGTAGTTGCGGGCATAATTTTAATATTTTGTTGGAGACGTAGGGTGGCGCACTTAGAATATATTAGCAAAATCAATCCTGAGGCAGTAAAGAAGATGGCAGGTATTAGAAGTGAATTTATTGCCTTTCATCGAAAGATTGAAGCGCTGGGCAGAAGTCGAGAGTTATCAATTGCGCTGACTGAAATTGAGAATGCGCTTATGTGGACGATGAAACATTTAGCAATTGAGGGGAAAGAATAATCAATGGGGGCTTAGCTATATAATCAAACCCATTGGGTAAAATAGCATTTTATGAGCCCCCATTAATTTACTGGAGATGAGCTATGGAATTTATCTTATTTATCGCATGTGTTCCTTGGGTAATATTGATGGGCGGTTTTGTTATCTACATGGTTAAAAGCCATAAAAAAGTTATGAAGGCGATTGATGAGGCAAATATCGATAGCGTTTCTAGAATGGCTGAAATTGAGGCGCGACGACCAAAGCAAATATTGCCCCATCAAGAATTATTTGAATTACCGCGCCCCCAGAAAAAGGTTTTGCAGGCAACGGTAAAAAACAGTGGGGAGTCTTATATAATTTATCCAGACGGGGAAGGAAGATAAATGTTAATCGACATGTTAAATGTTTTTGCGTTTATATTTCTCCTGGGGCTTTGGGTTGAGGCATTGATTAAGTTTGCTAACAGGCGATCTGAGTTATTCGGGGCGATAATTGGTAATTTGATACTTCAGTCGGCATGTCTTAGTGCGCCGGCTTATCATTTGATATTAATGTTTAGGGGGTTAACTTAAATGTTGATATCAATCACGGGGGTAATCGAAATGTTTATGGTGGGAATGATTTTCGGGGCTTTTTTAATGGGATATTTTATTTTTAAATTTAACAAGAGGAAGAAATAACGATGCCATGTTATGAGCCGCCATGGGGCAGAGAATTTGATACACAGAAAGAACAATTATTGTTTGAAGATAATGCACGATTAATATCTTTATTGTGTTCTGTTAGCTCTATCTTGGAAAGGCTGAACTATAATTTTAAAGAAAATCCAGCACTTGATGAGTGGTGGAATAAACATAAATTTAAGGAGTCAAAATAATGCATTTCATATCCGGCTTATTAATAGGTTCTATTGCAACCATTGTCGGCATAGGTTACTTATCTTATGAGTTTCCCACACTTGTTTGCAAAGTATTTGACGTGCTACAGAAAGAGGTCAAAAAATGAGCGTTTTAAGTGGGGGAGAAACTCTTTTTGAGGCATCTATAAAAATGGCTAAAGGTAATCCTGGCGCGCTTAATGTCATAGCGCAGTTATCAGCTCATCCTGATGGGGCAAGCATTATTCTCTGCCTTGATAAAATGGGCATAACAGGTTCCCGCATATGGGTGTTATATAAAGATTTGTGCGGGCAAGACATTCGCAAAATGATAGAAATGCTTGAAAAGCGACCGCCAAAATTTGTCGCATTTGTTAATGAGGAAATAAATAATGAGCGGTGAATCATTAGATGATGTTTTTGCCAAAGTAAGAGATGCCGCATATGAAATTAAGCAAAGAGTTGGCAATGATATTATGCTGCTATCATTTGCAAAATTTCTGGATTCTATAGGAACTGCTTTGCATGATGTGGCATTGTTTTTATCTGGAGATATTGGGCGAGATGATTTAGCCTCGGTTGAGAAACTATTACCACCTTTAGTTGAAGTTGAAGTAATAAAGGAATTTCTTGATGAACTTGAAAATGAAATCATGGCAATAAGGAGCAAAATAAAAAATGAATCGTGATGAATTTCAACATAAATACCATAATTACATGACCGATAGCAAAAATGATGCTGAAAAAGAATGCGCAATAGTAAATTCTCAAATGACAGACGGCCATGAGGTTGTTGTTCAAGGCTTTAAAGGATTTGGATATTGCTTAATGTTGAAAATGAGCGCAGACGCATTGCCGTTCTATTTTCCAGAAATAATGGAAGAGGTTCAGAAATGAGTAAGCTTAGCTTTGATATTAGTGAGTCAATAGGAAAAGATACATTTCTTTTCTTAATAGGAAAGCTCATGGATGCTTGCATTAAAATTGATTCACTAGAAGATCAATTGCAACTACATCATGAATTAATACAAAACATGGCGCATGACATTCAAAAGCTCAAAGCTAAGGCAGGAGAGTTTTAATGAGCGCTAATTATCTTTATCGGTGCCCACGATGCAAATTAGAAAACTATTGCATGATGGTGCCGGAAGGAATTTGTGCTTGGTGCAATTGGCCAAATGAGGATTCACGAATTTTAAAAGGTCGTGGTGCGATTGTGAGAATGGCAAAAATATATCGAATAACAGGTGCCTTCAAATTGTGAAATCAAAAATAGTTTACGGTCGCTACAAACCATTAAATACTAATGTCCCAGAAAACTGGAAGCATTGGCTTAATACATTTATTAAATTTGAACGTCACGGTGATAATTTGGCTGTAAGTGAGGAATGGTTAAGCCGCCAAAGAGGCAAAGGGTTACCACTGCCGCCTTTTAGAGTTTTAAACAAAAAAGATGTGGAGACGATTTGATGGGCGAGATTAATGAAATAGCTGCTGAGATCGAGGAAAAGATGTCTATGCGCTTAAGAAAGCAGATAGAAAAACATCCAGGTCTTGCTGGGGGCAGACGTAATGGCGTGTGGAATAAAGCTTATCTAAGCGCTGCGGCAATGATGTTGGTGCGCGCATTCTTAGATACCGATGCGGGGCCAGATTTTATGGGTCATGTTTTTAAATGCATTGTTAATGATGTGAAAGAAAACAAACTGAGCAAGGCGAATTAAATGACGCATGAAACCAAATATCAAAAGCTGAAAAAGTTTTGCATTGAGGTTCTGGAGCCGCAAAGAAAGTTTGTGCAAGGCCTTGGCATGGTGAATGTCGGCGCCGAAACCCCTATAGAGTTTCTTGCGCAATATCGAATTGAGCTTGCATTGCTACAGCGATATGAAACGCAATATAGGGAAATGTTTGATAAATATGCGGCTGAGCTTCCAGCCTTAAATAAGGTTGGCTAAATGAAAAAGCTAGATATTGATTTTGAAGAATGCGCAACTGATGAGGAGCGTCTTGCCTTGTTATTTGCAAATAGGCTTAATGAATTAGAGGCGAGAATTAAAACCCTAGAAACGCCAGCGTTTGTTCCTGCAACAGATTGTGAACGTCTTTGCATTGATTTACTAGTGACTCTAAAGCAATTAGATGCCCTAGCTTATAGGGTTAATTGGTTGGTTGGAAAGGTAGAAAAAATTGAGGAACGCCTATAAATGAAATGTCCGGAATGTTTAAAACTTGGCCTTAAAAGCACTATAGAGATAGGTGCTACCACTACCACTGCAATGACGACTTATGAGTATTATGATGAGGATGGAAAGTACCATCGACATGATCCAAATATAAGATATACCAATTATTTATGCTCAAATCATCATCATTTTTGTGTTAGAAGAAATAGCGAGGGGAAGGAATGTTAATAACTGAAAAACAATTGCTTTTGCTAATAGAGGTGTTGGCAGAGGTTCGACATATGACAGCGCTTTCAATACCTTCGGAGACAATGCGCGCGCTCCATAATGATATTATTAACCAGCAGAGCAATGATTTGCTTTTGGTTGATGATAAAGACCCAAGGGCCAGTCATTATAACAGACGTTTTGATTCAAAATTTCAACCGCGCGGTGAGCATAAATTTCGCAAGCAAAAAGATACAGGATATTGGAATGGCAACAAATAAACTTGATTTTGAACTGGAAGAGCTTTTCGCTCCATTGACCACTCATAATGGGGGCATTCATTCGCCAACTTATAGGGAAGTTATTGCGCGACAAAATAAAATACAAGAAAGCATTGCAAGAAAGCTAAAAGATGTTTGTCAGGCAGTTGATGAGCATGCGAAGGGATTTGATTTCTTGATCAAGGCGCATAATCATGCCGCGGATTGCAATAATAAATCAATTGGGCGCATTGAAAAGAGACTTGATGCGATGATTGAATGGCAGGAAGAAGCAAAAGAAAAGTTAATATCCCTACATGGTTCATTGATTGTGCTTCAGGAAGAGATAGCAAATCTAAAGATGGAAATGTCTACATTAAATTGCGGCTTTGATTCAATGGCTGATGATGTTTTTGAAATTGATGCCAAGATTTATAATTTAAAGGTGCAGGTAGAGGATAAGTAATGGGCGATAATAAAACATATTCCTTTTCACAAGAAGACTTAGATTATTTTGCAGATATTGGCATTCCCAAAATGACCAATGGGGGGAGATGGCATAAATACCCAGCTATGCTGCCCAAAAATCGCACCTATGTCATGGCGTGGAATAAAAGGCGTAAAATCCCTCAACATTGTTTTTTTGTTCTGCATCCGCAAGAGGACCATAGGTTTGTTTTAATTGGCGATTATTCTTATGGGTCATGCATGGCGCTTAATGACATTTCATATTGGATGAGTTGCGATAAAGTTCCGGGGATAAGCAATCATGAATAAATGCCCCAAATGCAAAAAATTTACACTTGTTACTCATGTTGGAGATTTGTTTTTTGAAGATTATTGCCTTGGATATACTTGTCGCTATGTAATTAGGCGTCTAAGAGCAAAAAAAGCGGAAAGGTGAAAATTGAGAATTTATCCTAAACATGAATTCTTAAATCTTCCCGTGGGTACTGTTTTTTGCAAGGGTACAATTTTTAAATTTGAAGATATTTGTATAAAGCGCATGTCTTGCGGCCATGGTAATTTTTACTATCAAAGATTTAATTGGATCGAGGCGTCGAGCGATCATGAAGCAATGGAAAGATTAGGGGAAATGCTGGATAACAAAGCCTCTTACCCAATGGAAGATGCAATTGCACAAGACGGGATGCTTGATGATTGTGAAATTTTCTTGGTTTTTGAAAAAAGCGATTTAGAAAAATTAATAATGAAATTATTCCTTGCCCTTAAAGATGCCTATTAACTGCCCATAACCTTCAAATGCGCTATTACTTTTGAAAAAAACAAACCAACAGAGAAAGCAGCTAATAAAGCTGGCAATGTAAACTTAAAAAAGAAATCTCGGACATTAACTATTTTATTAAGTTCGTTATGGTCGTTCTCCTGCTTATCCCTTACTTCATTAACCGTTTCATCGAGATGATGTAGCGAATCTTCTATATTTTCTAAGCGAAAGCAAATGTCTTTTAGCTCATTGTATATTTCTAAAGGGACATAAATTCTTGTGATGTTGTCTGGGTTTTTCATTTAGTAGCCCAGGTCTTGATCATCTTCTCCCCACCACGGCTAACAATATAACCACCAATGCCAATTTTCAATAACTCCCACATGTCAGGCGGAATAGGCAAACTTGGCGCACTGTGCCAGAACAAACTTAAATAAGGGTAAAGCAAATAATTATTAACGATAATGCCAACAAAGCTTAACATTGTTATCGGACGCCATGAACGTTGGATCCAGCTCTCGCCCTTAGCCTCAGCAATAACAACCTGCGCTTGGCTATCTACTATCTGCTGCTTTAATTGCTGAGCTTGAGCTGGGTCTGGAATAACTCTGTCAATAATCGCGGTAATAGCATTTCCAATAGCGGTAATGGGGTCCATTATTTAACCTTCGGCCATTGGCCAGTTTCCATCATTAATGCGTCTTCATCACATCTATTCGGCACCTGTCTATGCCAAAGACTCAAACGCATGGCGTTTGCCGCTTCCTTCCATTTTTTATCGCGAATAAATCCCAACGTGCCAGTAAATGTTAATAACTTCTTAATGCCAAACTCAAAGCACATGTCCAATATTACTGCTTTGCGTACTTCGTCTAAATCGTCATACCAAGGAAATTTATCGCGCAATTGTTGTTCACAATTTTTAATATCGTTATCCAATAAGAATTCTGCTTCGGCAACTGAAATGCCATTGCCCTCTAGATTGCGACCAATGCCAACTGTTAAATAACCCTGAGTGTCTTTATAAGGATGAAGACGTAAGCCCTCATGATTGAATATCAAATCTTTTACGTTCATTGGATCTCCCATTGAGATAGATAAGTTAATATTTCATCGCGCGCTGATTCCCAGCCATAAGCCACAATAGCCTTATAGCCAACAAGATTCATAAGCCGCAACCAATCCTTCTGCATTGGCGATAAAATCCCGCCTATGCGCTTTAATTCAATCCACAGGCCATGATAAGGCGCCGCCGGATAGGCAAATAACAAATCACTTACACCTGCTTTGACACCTTGACGCTTTAGAGCCGCACCCTCATGAATAGTTCGAGAGCCGCCATTAGGGATATGAATAAGATAGGGAATGATGTGGGGTTGCAAATTCGCCCAGCGAAACAGAGTCTCTTGCTCTTTTGCTTCGCTAGGCATATTCCGACGAGCTTTAAGTTTTTTGTTCCAGTAAGTCATAAGCTTGACCAACTATTAATGCACCAAAAACTCGACCAACAATTGCTTTAAGAAAACTAATTTCTTCTGCTGTTAATTCAATTTCACAAGATGACGAATTAATTTTAATAGCTAACTTGAAACGCTTAACCTTATCATCCACTGATTGATGTTCATTTGGAAACTCAGTCATTAATGCAGTTAATAGGGCGTCTTTTAAAGTAAAGCTTTCGCCATTATTTTCTATTGGTTTATTTTTTAGATCGACAAAGACTTGGGAAATATCAATCAAGCTCATCCTTACATCCTTTTCTTGGCTTTCTTCATTTCGTCTTTGCCCATTTTATCCATTTTGCCACGGCTTTTATCCATAGGCATTTTGTCTTTTTTCATTTTGGCTGCTGGGCTTTTGCAAGGTGCTTTCATTTTGGCCATTTGACTAATCCTCATTTAATGTGAAACTGCAATTAACTATATATAAGCCCTTTAATTTATGCAATAATTTTGCAACCCCATCCATTCCATATCTCAAAAAGGACAAAACCATGAGCGTTCAAAATGTATCAGTAGAACCAGCTGGCCAAGTTGGAATAATCCCCCGCATCGTGAGAATTCAGTGCACGGATACATATGCGCAAATCACAACGGCAGGTTATCTAAATAGCATTGGATTGGTTGAAGGCGTGAATTTTTCAGCGAGTGATTTTTATATATTTAACTATGGCGATCAAAACCAATACATCGGCACCTTTGCCGCAACCATTACCGCCGGGGTATTAACCCTCGCAGCCCAAGGTACGGTTAGCTCGTCAACCGCAAATCATTTTGCAATATTTACCGACACCACCGGCTCCTTAGGTCAAGATGCTGCAACCGCAATTAATGGCGGCAATATTCAAGCGGGCTTATCTGGAACAGCTGGCTATTTAGCATCCTTCCCAGCTACCGCATCTAAAGGCTCATTACATTTAACCGCCGTAGCTAACACTGGCAACACTGTCACCACCATTAGCAATGCCGCAATGGGTCAAGCAAGCGTTGTCTCCATTCCAGATCCAGCTGCAGCAACTGCTAATTTTGTTTTAGCACCCGCCGCATTAGTTTCTGGCAATTTAGTTAAGGCAAGTGGAACCGCAGGCTTAATTGTTGACGCCGGCTTCACTTCCCCCGCCAGTGATGCAAGTGCCAATGCCGATGCAACCACAATTGCAGTGCCCCTGTCTTCAAATGGCGCAGGCTCATTATCATTTGCTAATACACTTCCGCGTTATGCAACTGGCTCGCTTACTCTTAGCCAAATTCAAAATGCTTATACAACCCCTATCGAATTAATCCCAGCGCCAGGTGCTAATTTGATGGTTGTTATTCACTCTTTTGTTTTGGAATTAATTTATGGTTCAGCTGCCTACACTGGTGGCGGCGCCGCTTACTTGCAATATGGCGCAACAGCCCATGGCACCAACTACGCAACCCTTTCAACTGATTTGCCGGCGACTTTATTTACCGGCCTTGGAGCCTCAACAGCTGTAAGCTGTAATGGTAATATCAACACCACAACGGGCCTTGCAACATCGGCTTGTGGCAATGCTGCGGTAACCTATACCAATGCCACTGCTGTGTTTGCAGTAGGAACTGGTGGCTCTGCTAGATGGTATGTTTATTATTCCATTGTTCCAATTACCTAATATTGGCTAATCAAAAAAAAGGGCTATTTTTTAGCCCTTTTTTTATTTGTCTTTGCTTGCCTCTGCACCGAATAACCAATTGCAACAGCTTGCTTAATTGGCTTCCCGGATTTTATTTCGACCGCAATATTCTTTTGCCGTGCTTTCTTTGATGAAGATTTAATTAATGGCATTGTCGCATCCTTATGCTTTGTATTCTGTGATTTGGATATAACTAAACATGGCACCACCAAATTTTCTAAGCGGGCCTGAGACACCATTGACAAATAATCCAGGCGTTCCGGTGCCTTCACCACCTGCGCGAACAGTAAAAGTATGAGCGCTAGTGTCACCTGCCGTCATTCTATAAGTCACGCGAATACCAGTGGGAGCTGATGCAACAGCCTGAGAAGCAACCGCGATTGCGTCAGTGCCAGAATCTAAAAACAAAGCCACGGCAATAGCGTTTGTCGTGCAGGTGCAATAAAGAACTGCTTCAATTTGCCAGATATTGCTAGCACTTCCGGCGGTAATTGCTTGCGATAGGAATTGCCCACCTTCGGTGATTTGCGGAATGGTGTCATCATTGGGAATTGGTGAGGTTGTGGTTTGCACTGAGGTAAGGGTCGTGCTTACCGTTTGATAAATAGAACCACTACTAGCTGGGATACTCGCCCAGGTGGCATCACCGCGCCAAAATGTAGTGGCTGAAGCGCTAGATCCACCGTTGAGATTGGCAACTGGCAAATTACCAGTTACACCAGTTGTGAGCGGCAACCCCGTGCAACTGGTCAAGACTCCGGCAGTGGGTGTTCCGAGTGCTGGAGTGGTAAGTGTTAAATTCGTTGCCGCAAGTCCTGATGGCAATGTTGTGCTCAAACTTGGCACGCCAGTATTACTAGTTACCAAAACCGCGCTATTAACAGAGGATATGCTGGCCAAGTTCTTTGAAACATCTGTTGCAACAATTGTTGATGCAGTAAGCCCGCTTAGATTAAGTCCAGTAAAAGCCGGTGCCAGCCCAGATACAGTACTTGTTAAATTCTTCGATGCATCTGTAGCAACCAACCCACTAACATTTAGTCCGCTCAGATTGAGCCCAGTAAAGGCTGGTGATAGTCCAGATACGGAACTGGTTAGATTTTTCGAGGCATCCGTTGCAACTAAACCACTTATGCTCAATCCACTTAAGTTAAGACCCGTAAAGGTGGGCGATAATCCGGATATAGAGCTTGTTAGATTCTTAGAGACATCGGTGGCAATTAATCCGCTGGCGCTTAAGCCGCTCAGTGTAAGTCCGGTAATCCCTAGCGTAGAACCGCTGGCCACATGTAAAAGAGTTTGCACTTGTGAAAGTGTCTCTTTAGATGTTACTCCGCCTGCGGTTATGGGGAAAGCGTCTGTAAGTGCGGGGGTAATAACTGCAGGTAGATCTGCGATTTTAACTTCTGCGACCATTTTTTTATTCCTTATGTGATCAGGTAATCGCCGTTATCTGCAATAATTTTCTCAACACTATCAGTAATAATAAAAGCATCCCCTGGCGTTGGAGTTGGCTCATTTTTACTGCCTTCAAAATAAGGGCTTTCCAATAATGGATTATCTAGAATTCCGAAAAATTCATTATTTGAAAATGGCATTCAACCCCCCCTATCCATTTGTCGATAACGCATAAAATGAAATCGTCACATACGCAGTAGTATCAGGAGTAATGCAGGTAATAGTGTCTGTGTTTCTAACCTTTAATGCGGTTGGATTATAAACACTCGTTACCGCTGAAAAATTGCCACTATTGCCAGCAACCGCTGCAGTACCATTAACCGAAACAAACACATTTGAGCCTGGCGCAATTTGAAATATTGCCACCCAATATGTTTCATCACCTGGCACAGTCAGCGCAGTAGACGCCACATTGGCTTTTAAGTTGGCAGAAAAACAATAGTCTGGAAATTGCAAACCAAAGCCGTTATAGCCATTTATGTCTCGAGTCATTGAAAAAAACTTTGCCATTCTAAATGCTCCTTACACGTGCACATAAAGTTGAAGAAAAGTAAATGGATTCATAGTGTCTGTGCCACTGCCAGCGCTATCGGTTGCACTAATGTTGCTAGGCCCTGTCCCAGGAAATCCACCAGGAATAACGGGAATGTTTACCGCGCCGCCATCTAAAGCGCCGTCATTCACCCAGCTTCCTGTTATTCCAGGAATGTTTTTATTGGTGCCGAAAGTGTGGGTATGTGGTTTTAATACGTTTTCACCACCACCCGTAGCGCCAGCTGCTCGGGCAGTTAAACCGGCGCCTGAGCCTGACGCGCCTAATAAGCGTGAATTGGTTGTTGGTACTTGCAGTTTTTTCCCTGCATTCCAGTCCGCTATCGCATCGGCACCGCGGCCAGTACTAACCGGGCAGACTGCGTCGCTGTAAGAGGTATAGAAAAACACATATAAATTGTAGTAATACAGGCCAACGTGGGTACCACCTGAGCCGCCATTACCTAGGGTTTCTGAATCTATTAAAGGCAGCCATCCATACATGTCTAATTGCGTAACGCTAGATGGAGCGAAGAATTGATAAGTACCGGTGGGGATTTTAAACCAGAAATCCATAGCAGCTTTGTACTGGGCATAGCTTAGTGGAATAACTGGGGGGTCGGCTACTATGCCTGGCGTTAAGATGGCATTTGTTAGGCCGTAGGTGCAAGCTACGTTTATATCAAGCGACAAAATAACGGCGCAATAATTTAATGTATTTGGAAGTGCTGTAAAAGTTAGTGTCGATGGAACAGTAAAGTTGACTGTATATTTTGCCCAGCTAGTAGTCAGGTTAATTGTTGCAAGCGTTGCCGAAGTTTGAACGGGGCTACCGCCAGCGCCAAAATCTTGATACCACTTTATCTCGATTTTTCTGGTATTAGCGCTTGCTATAGCCCAAAACGATAAAGTTACTGTTTGCCCCTGCAAGAAATTAACATTGTTATAATTTATTTGCGGAACTATCCACTTGTAGGTTTCACCAGTTGCAGCAGAGCAAGTATAAAGCAAATAATAAAGCGGATTGCCTTCGACTGCGACTTGTCCCGTAGCAAATTGCTGCTGAGAAAAATTGTCAGTAGTTGTTGAAGCATTTCTCTGAAAATACCAGCCATCAACAATTAGCTGCTGAGTATCATCAGCAACAATACTGCCAGTGCTAGTTACTACTGTGGTACCTGATAGTGGAGAACCACTACCAAAGGTAACTGGGGTATAATCCCAAAGTAGCAATTGCGGATTGGTGATGTAATTTAAGATATCCGCAGTTATTGTGCCTGCTTCATTAAAAACGTTCGGGGGGAAGCCTTCTAGCGTTTCTTGCAAGACTGAATTCTGATCGTATACCTCTATATAATAAAGCTCTATATTGCCATCAGCATCATAGGGATAAAAATAAGGAATAACACGGCTTCCAGCAGCGCCGCTTAATGTTCCATCAATATTTAGCGTATTAGGATTGGTAATTGCTACTACGTTGTAATTGGGTGGACTACCGCTTATTTGATAGACAGTCTTTAAGGTGGTGCGATTTATATCGCTAAAAAACTTTACTACTCCGGCTGATAATGGTGTACCATCAACTTTATTGTTTAGATAGGTTTGGAATGTGTTCATTCCGATATATTGATCTGTTAATGGTGTTGTCATCTAATTGCCTCGCAAACTGGGAGATATTGAAATGTTTTTATTAGTTATCCTGTTTATCATTTGCCTTATTGCCGGTCTTAAGGAAGAAGAGCAATACAAAACCTTAAGAAAAAAAGACCCAACGCTGCCGGACTTAAGATGGAATATGTTTCGCACTAAAGATGATTGAATCATTGCCCCACCTTTCTTGCTGCAAGCGAAGGTGGCAAAATTCTACTTATTGCCTGCAATAATTGCGGGTTAAGATTGGTTGGCATTTCACTGCCCATTCGGCGCAAGACATTTATTGCTGGGTTGCCAGTTTGCAATACTTCTGGCGCCATGAGCTCAGCTAATATTTGCTTCATCGGCGAAACACCGGCGGCTTTCATAATTGGGCTCGCAACCGCTTGCGCTGAAAGAATGCCCTTATTAACAGGATAAGCGCGTAATGGCGCTACATTCTTGCGATAATATTCATTGGCTTCTTTATACTTCTGAACAGCTTCGGAATGTCCTTTGCGCTGCAAGCCGCCTAATAAGTCATGCTCAAGATTATTGGCCATTTGCCCAAACTCAGATGCAAGAGGCAAGTTAGGCCTTAAGGCCGCTTCTGGGCTTGCAAGATTGCCTTTAATTGCTGTTGCTGAGGCGGCTGCTCTTAAGTCTTTTATTAAATCATGCGCGTCTGATGGCAACATTTTTGTCGTGATATTTGCATCTTTCATGTGCTTCATTAATTGCATGGCAATGTCTTTTTTTACTTGCGCTGACATGCTCGCTTTTTTTGACGCTTCATCAATAGTTGCCTGCAAGTAATCTCTATATGATTTTGGATTAATTACGGCCCCTTGCGCTTCTGGCTCATGAATTGCCTGGTTATATAATCCACTACTAACAAGCTTAGCTTTTTCAGGATTTGCAAACACAGCTTTGCCAGCACGCAATGCCGTTCCAATGGTTCCTGGGATAAGTCCGCCCAATGAAGCGCCTATTGCCCCCTGGGTTAATGGATTTTCACCTTGACCCGCGGCAATGGCGGCACTTGGCGCGCCAACATCGATTGCGCCTTTGGCCATAGAGCCAAGCACGCCAGTTCCTAATTTGCCAGCTAAGGCTTCACCTAGACCGCCTGGAAGCATTGCAAATGGCGCCATCTTGCCAAGCTCTTGAGCTGGTGCGACAACTTGGGGATTTTGTTTTTGCAAAAAATCTTTAATGCTGTCGGTTAGATATGAATTATCATGAATGTTTTGCAAATTACCGCCAATATCCTCTAGCGCCACATCAGCTCCGCGCATAAAGCCACCAAGGCCAGCTTTTACATCTTGCGCTGAGCGATAAGTTGGCTTTAAAGCTTGAATAAATTGAGCAAGTCGCTCTTTATCATAAAGAGGCGCTTGCTCATTATTATCTTGGGCAGTCACTTGGTTGTTTTGTTGGTCTTTTTTAGGCGAAACCAAATGCGGGGCGACATCTTCAAAATCTTCATCGGTAATATTGTAGGCCATTACTTTTGTCCTTTAGATTTTTGAAATTGACTATAGGCAGCCTTTTGCACTTCAGGAGATTGCTTAGCAAGCCAAGACTTAAATTCGGCCTTAGATTCAAAATGCTTCATTAAATCGCCGTTAAAAGCTGAATAAGTTTTTAAATCGCCATTCTTTTTTAAATGTCCTTCCCATAGCGAGCCTGTTAATAACCCTCTTTCAAATAACTCTCGCAATAATTGCGAGTCATGAACTAAGGTGTTTTTAACTTGGCCTTCAGGGTCACCGGCGAGTGCTCTTAGATTGTCTTCCAGGTGTTGATTAATGCCCTTTGGTGAGACGCCTAATAGATGAGGAAGAGATGCGGCCATATATTGAGCATCGCGACGTAATGATTGATAATCGTCTTGAGTCCAGTTAGATATTTTTCTAATGCCGGGATAGAATAATTCATCCCCAGCTTTTTTTAGCAGCCGGTCAAAGTCATTTAAGAAATAGGTGCCATTAGAAGCAAGAGCGCCCATGTCTTTATAGTCTTGAATTTTTTCTTGGTCAGTTAATATTTGGCGTTGTTGCTGAAAGGTTCCATGCATTAGTTGATCTGCCACCTTCAACTTTGCCTCAGAACCAGGAAGCCCAGCCATTTGATATTCCTGCGCCTCATCCTGCAACTTTTTAACCTGCTGGCTAACCATATCAGCATGCGATGGCGCTTCATTTCCTTGGGCTGGATATATCGGGGCATTAGCTATTCTCTCAGCTTGTGCTTGCTCGCCAGGACTTAAATTATCTGCATCGATACCACCTGGGATTTCTTGAGCTTCTTGCCCTTGCATTCCACCAGCTTGCAAATTAGCGGCAAGTTTTTGCCGAATAGCCTGAGACATAGGCAGCCCAGCGTTGGGAATTTGCTGTGATTGCGATTGATCTGGGGCACCACCTAAATTCAACCCTTTCTCTTGCGCTATTTGCTTAATTAAAGCCGACTTAAATGCCGCTTGATTTAATCCCAAATTGGAAGAAATCGCTTTTGATTGCTCTTCGGATATTAAAGATGGGTTCTGCCCTTCTGACAACCTATTTGCCAATTGCTGCTTATATAACTCAGCTTGGGCTTGCGGCCCAATGTATTGCATAATTGCTTGCATCTTTTGATTATGCAACTTCTGCGCAATGGTATCTTGAATGAGCTTCTGCAATTCCTGCGAGCGCTGCATACCCGTTAAAACAGGGTTGGCCTGCTCAGGTGATAAAATCGGAAAACTAGCATTATTTATTGCCATCTTTTACTCCCTCATAATCCAAAAAGCGCTAAAGCACCACCAAAAAGCTGCCCAAGCCCACTGCCAAAACCTTGGTTCTGATTATTTTGAGCCGCATACTGCAATTGCGCCTGATTGTTTAAGATATTCGACGTATCCTCACCCAATGCCTGCGCTGAATGCTGGCCTTGACCAGAGATATCACCAAGGCCCTTAAAGCCCAATCCATATTGATTAAGCGCATTGCTCAAATAATTGTAATAGTCTTGGTTAGCTAGATTGTTCGCAATCCCCGCCGAATATTGCTGAGCCTGAGGACTTCCCGCCATACCACCAGCTGATGCTGCATTATTAGCTGCCTGTGTGCCTTGCTGAATTTGAAACTGCAAGCCAGGGGATTGTTGAAAATTCTGCCCGATATTATTAATAAAGCCACCAGGATTTTGTGTTAATTGCTGCGCCTGCTTTAACCAATCTGGTAAAGCCTGTTGGCCTGACTGCATCCATGGTTGAAAATATTGTGGCAATTGCTGCAATGCTTTTTCATAATAATCATTGGCTTTATCACCTGGATTGGGCATAAATAAATTGCCAAATAAACTAGCGGCACCCTGACCTATTTGACCCCATGGAGATGAACCACCTAAATTGTTTCCTAACATGATCTGCCCCCTATGACGTCATTATTTGGTGAAAAATACCCGCTAAATTTACTTGCAGCGTATTAGTATCATTTGTATAAACCAAAGCTCCAGGCACCGTTAACAACCCAAGATTAGCTGATGGTTGTTGCGGCACTCTTACCCCCTCAGGCGATAAAATATATTGCAGGCTAACTAGCAATTGATTAAAAAATGCCAATGCCTCAGGCGTAAGAAATCCGTCTTTATCCACTACTTTTCCGGTGAATAAATTTGGTATTTGAATTTTTTGATTGCCCGCTATCATTGATAAACGTTTAACTCCCCGTCGGTAAAAACTGTTCTGCCAAAACTGTGAAATCTAAACTGACAAGTAAGTTCATTAGCCTCGCCAAGATTCCAGAAATTAAGGCGATTGCGTCTTTTTGCTTGCGGGTTTAATTGTTTTCGATAGGCCGGCCCATAAGTATTGCCACCATCTTTTGAAACGGATAGATCTACCACCTGGGTTGCATTTGGATCTGTTTGCGCCCCTTGCTCGATCACAAAATTCGCATTACTGCCAATAAAGCGCGATGCATCAGGCAATCTAAAAGTTGGCGGAATGCGAATGCAGGGAATTTCATCACCGTTGTAAGTGGTAATATTGGAGTCAATTTGATAAAGATTGCCATCGATGATAGAAACAAAATAATATTTATTATTAAAATATGTAATACGCTTTGCTATAAACGCAGTCATGTCCGGCGCACATAAATTACTAAACTTTCCGCTAGTAAAATCATAACAAAGCGAATAATTATCAGCGGGGAAAACTAAGACATAAATTACATGATCGTATTGTCGAAACAAAAACCCATAACAGTTTGAGGGCTGAGATAGATTTGATAAGGCAAAGCCAATTCCATCAGTCGATAATCGCTTAATGCTCTGGCCATCGGTATACATAATAGTCGGCCCTGATTGCTCATTACCACCAAGCCAAACAACATAATCCTCAAGCGCTGCAATTGATGCGGCATTTAAGCAACCATAATCAATATTGTTAAATGTGTCGCGCTGATAAGGAAATAATTGCAATCCCAAATCCGCCCAAGGCTCAGTAACGTTAGTGCCGAAAATTAAAAGTTTATTGCCTTTGCCGGGAATGCGTTTTGCCGCAATTGGTAAATCAGGTTTAGTTTGAAACTCACCAATATGCTGTGAATCAATGGGAAATATTAAACCGTTATTATTGTAAGATAGATACCACTGACCATCACTTGCGGTAACAATGAAATATGTGTCCTGAAACTCAACATATAATGGACGCAGAGTATTAAGACTGGTCGCATATTGAAATGTTGGCCCATAGGCATTTGCATAGCCA